AAAGCCGTTAACCTGCCTCCCCAGTTATTGACAGTATCTCCGATGTTGAGACAGCCTACACCAGGGGTGTTTGCCATGATGTCCACATCACGTTTAAGGAGCGCCCAGTTTGTATGAGTGCCTAAATGTGGGTCTCCGACTACCACTAACCCAAACGGATCATCTGACTTGATCTTAATTTCGAACCAGCGTTTTGCCTGTTCATGCGCGTGTTTTTTGTCCCACCGTTTTTCAAGGTGTGCGATAATCTCTTCGGTAGAAATGTCGTCATCGGGAAATTCTGGTAGAGCTACGTCTTGTAATTGACTCGCATTTTTTTCGCCCAATACGTCGCGTGCTCTCTGATAACGACTGTCAAATGTCGAGCGTTTTAAATCGGTGTGTCTCGATGCTTCGGTGATATTTCCGTGTTTTTCGACTAAGTCCAGTACGTCTTGGAGTTCGTCTTCAGTGAGACTTTTAGCTGCCAATTTACCCTCGCAGTCTGTCAGATAACCGTTGCGCCCGGAATGGCACTTGCCTGGCAAATTTGCTATCAAGTAATTCTTTGGCAGCAATAGAATAGTTGTCAGCAGATAACGCCGACAGCATTCGATTGAAGCCGGAAAGCGCCGGATAGCCAAGCTGGAAGCACAGCTCGATAAGCACTCGCTTTACTCTGTCAGGTTGCCTGTCAAACCAGTCCCAATTACTGCATTCTTTAACACTGCGAGCTATGTCGTTGTGCAGCATCAGCTTCGCTTCGTCTTCAGTAATCCCTAGACCGCCGCCGGTTTTATCGATATTGCGCCCGTAACCAATCGAGAGGCGAGGGGGCGAGGCAGTGTCGTGATAGGCGTGTGCCCGGAAACCTTCCTCAAGCATCAGGCTCGCGGTAGTCTGGTCAATTATGTCGGTCATTTTTTACCCATGAATTTTGTAGCACCGCGGAAACCAAAGGACGCAGCTACGATGACACCGAGCGTGTACTGGTACCAGTCAGGCATGGTCGCCAATATTTCAAATCCGCGAACCGCATAGACCTCAAGGCCAGGGATAAAACACATGCAAAGAGGTATGCAAAAAATGATGCAAAGCAGCTCGTCTTTAAAGCTGCCCGTCGATGCTCTCGCCTGTTCGATATCCCAGTTTATTTCGCCTTCAGCTTTAGCAATGGCGACTTTGGTTTTGCCCTTAGATTCTGCTGTTTTGCGTTCAAGATAGCTGCCGCCCAGAGAGGTCACGGCAGAAATTAATGGCCCTATGAATGGGATCATTTTTGTTTTCCGTTGTAGATTTTTTCGTTGAGTTTTTCTACTTGCATTTCAAGCGTACCAATTTTCAAGTCTTGCCGAACATCGCTTGGCAATGAACCTGATCCCCATTTGCCAGCAGGCCACAGCTCAACGAACCTAGTGTTTTTCTCAACATCTTTGCTGATCATCTGAATCTGAAAGTCGTTGTGCTGCACACTTGCTGATAGACCAGCCAGCCACCAAATTACCCCAGCGGCTTGGACACAAAGTCCAACCGCCAGAGTAATTATGAACTTGCTGTCCATTACAGAATTTTTTCTTTCAGCAGCACAGCACTTACGGCACAAATACCAGCAATAATTAAAGGCCAGCCAGCATCGAGCAACATACCGACGATGACGAAACCAACGGCGGCAGCAGCCCACGTTGACGGCTCTTTTACTCGGTCGATTATCCAATCCATGTCAAATATCCTTATCAGTTAAAACAAAACCCATGCCCCCAGCGACGATTCCGCTCCATACCAAGGGCAGCGCGTCGTAGAGGATTCCAAGAGACACGACGACGACACCTAGACCCGCGTAGGTCGAAGGTTCGTTGAGCCGCGCTCGAAGCCAATTCATGTCCAAAACTCCTTGACGACAATTGCAACAGCGCCCGTTAAAACGCTGCCGATCACAATCCATGCCAACTTCTCCCATCTCTCACTATGTGCGCGTACTTGCAGACTTAGTGCCTTCAATTCGTGCGTAGCCTCCGCCCACCTTTCGCCGCACTCCTTTTCGTGTTTTGCAATTGCGTCCAGGGCAGCGGTCGCTATTTGAGTGGGAGATTTACGAGGGGCCATTTTATTTCAATTCCTGGTTTTTTTTTTGAGTAAGAAAAACTTTGTTCCTCGACCCGCTGCACAAAATAAATGAGGCGCGTCGTGCGGCACCAAAACCATCGTGTATGTTCCGCTGGCAAGGTTGGCAAAAATCTGAAGAAGATGACCTGGGGCGGTCAGCGCTTTGGCAACGATTTTTTCCCCGTACTCTTCAAAAAGATCGGGCGCAGGATTTTTTTCAGCGCAAACTAGTTGCGCGTGTGCTGTGCCCATAAAAAAAGCCGCCACGAGGACGGCTACAGTGAGGGCGAACAAGCGCTTGATCACAACAACGCCGCCTGAAGTGTTGCGGCCCGGTGTGCGGCGATGTCCATCGCGTCGATGTTAACGCCTCGATCTAAATTGATGCGACCCATACGACCATAGAAATCTCCAAGTTGCTGCTCGGTTTCAATGCCGGACATGTCAGCGCCGTTTTCGCTAAACCACGCAATCTGGTTGCGGTTATCGATGACGCTGGGCCACTCCCGACCGACTAGATCAGCCAAATAATTTCTTGGAGCACATTCGTCGCAACATCCCCCGCGCCATCCGTATTCGGCTGGGTCGGCCTCAGATCGCCATTGTCCGTAGGCGCCCTGTTCTGCACACCAAAGATCGAAATCACGTCCCGTCAGGCCGTTCTCGACAAAGTGCTCATAACCGCGCTGGTAAGCGCACCGAAGACACCAAAGATTTGTGCAACTGTTCACATCACAGCTCGTGACCAGCGACCTCAGTTCTGATGGAAGTGCTTCAAGCTGCTCGAAGCTACCCGACATCTGCGCCGCCAGATCGTCGTAATTGGCATATTTCGCGACCGGATCTGTGATGGATATGGACGGCAGATACACAGCAGCGCCAGTGGCGAAAACTTGTCCGACCGACCCCGGCCCGCGGTCTGTGCTGCTATTCTCTACGCTGATCCCGATAGCTATAGCGTCTGCCTCATGCACGCCGATCTGCGTGGCGTAGCTTCCATAACGCGCCGTCGCAAAAGAAAACGATACTTTTTTTGCAAATCCTGCGCGAACTGGGCGCATATCGTATGTTTTGCCAATTTTCGGTAGCGTTACATATGACCGTTCAAATGTGCGGACGTTTGTTGTCAGCCAGTCGCAGACCGCATCAAATTCTGCGCGTTCGTCTGGAGCGCCGTCATAGCCCTCGGTAAAATGCAACGCCACGATTTCGTGATCAGTGGTCGAGAGGAACTGATGCAGTGAATAGGCGCTGTTCACGCCACCGCTTGCGGGTATCAAAATTTTCATTACGCGGCACTCCCAGCAACTGTTCCAGAATTATTGAGGGTCACTGTTTTGCTGTTTTTTCGCAAAGCATATCCAGCAGTACCACCGCCGCCACCACCACCGACGAGTTGAGACTCACAACCAGGCTCCCCGCCGCTGTAGGTTCCTGTGCCGCCCGACCCACCGTTGGCCCCAAACGAAGTTGAGCCTGTAGCGCCATAGGCACCATAATGCATAGGCGCTAAACATTCCTTACCGTCCCAATCATTGTATCTAATCCCGAGTTGGCCACCGCCCCCGCCGCCGCCGCCGCCGCCCCGGAGTGACCCGCCGCTCAGTACGTTGACGACTGAAGTGCCGCTTGTTTCCCAATACAAAGCATCACCACCAGCCGCCCCGGAACCAGCCGGAACGCCACCGTTGGCCCCAAAGAAGCCATCGACCGAGCCGCTAATATTAATTGTAAGCGACGAGGACGCATTTAGTACTCCTGTTCGCAATGCGTACGTCCCAGAGCCGCTGACCGTGACGCCTGAATTAATATTTACGATAATTGGTGTAGTGTCCGTTCCGGCGGTGTAGCCAGCAGCAGTCGCCAAGGTCAAAATGTTTTGATTGCTGGCGTTCGATGAGATCGTCAGGATGATAGCTGCCTGTGCCCCATAGAAATCCGCGAAATCAATCGTCCCAGATGTTGGCACGTTGGGCGCACCTCCACCGACATAAGCACCGTTGCGATAATACTCACTGAGAGAAATCGGATTGCTGCCACCAAATTCCGTCTGTATGTTGGCGAGACTGATCGCGCCGGATGCTTGCAGAGCCATTATCCGACTTCAGCCTCGACAACTACTTCGGACAAACTGGTCAGCAATTTTTGCATAAATGAATCCGCAGCAATAGCGACCTGATCCAATTGGAATTGTGCTGCTTGTCGTTTTTGCTGCAAGTCTTGAATTTGTGCGATTAGATAGCGCTGTTTGTCGTCGAAGTCCTGTTCGAGATTGTATTCTTCACCATTGATGGATACGACATTTATTTCAGTTTTTTCTTCAGCCATTTCAATTATCCTTTAAATTACGCTGCCCAAGGCGAACCAGAACCGTTGACCGGTGTCTTGAGAAGTGCAATCTGAGCAGCCACCGCAGCTTCCTGATCACTGACTCCATCGTCCCCAAGAGCAGCCTTCAGCCAAGCTACTCCGTTTTCTTCGGTAATATCGTCGTATGCGATGAAGTCCTCCGAGAGATCGTCCGTCGGGATACCTGTAGAGCCATACACGCGGCCAGCATTCCCATCGGCGTCTTTGTCATTGCAGTCCCAGTGAATATTGGTGACCACGTTTGTTTTGCTGTCTAAGGAGACAGTGTAATCTAGTTGATTGATTGACCATGTTGCAGC